AATAATTATAACACGGTTTTATCATTTGTCGATTTGTGTTTTATCTTTTTATCTTTTTCATTATCATAGTCAATTCATCAAACCGGATATGTGCGCAATCATCCTGAAATAACATTTTTGTAAAATTAAGTCTTAGAAACTCAGGTTCGAAGCGCATTATCGTATTATCGATAAATATTCTGTTTATCGGCCTGATGTTTGGTGTGTACAGTTGCATGATTTTATAATTGTTCTTGATCAAGTCACCAGACTTGATAATGTTTTCATGCAGTTTAAGCTTTTTTGCTTGCATTGCGCAATTTTTAACAACCTGGCTACTATCATATTCTTCTGAGCGAGATAAGAAAGGAAACCTCTTTGCAATTGTCTTAAGCCCAACACCAGCAACGCCTGGTAGGTTATCGCTTGAGTCGCCAGCGATTGCACGAGCAAGGGCAAAATTATTGGGATGGATTTTAAACTCGTCAAGAATAGTTCGCTTTGTAACAACTTTATCTTGGATGGGTCTATAGATAGATGTGTGATCATCGCAGAGTTGAAAGAAGTCTTTATCGGATGAAACAATGATCTTATCCCACCCTCCGTAATAAGGGTGCCGTGCTCCATAAGCGATAACATCATCGGCCTCAACGAAGTCAATAGTGATTTGAATGACAGGTAGTTCATTTAGATACTCCATTAGTCTTATTAGTTGATATGCTTTATTCTTTGCCTGTTCCTTGGGGTCCAATTGAATGAGTCTACGATTAAACCTTATAGGTCCTCGACCCTCTTTGTATTCTTTGTTAAGAGAACGCTTACGCTGTGATCCCTCATGACCGTCCCAAACGACTATAACCTCTTGCGGCTTAAACTTGCGACATACCTTTTGTAGGGATTTTAGAAACCCTATGCACCCTCCAATAGGATTGCCGTGCTTGTCTAGTGTTGGATTAACGATGTAGCTGCGGATGAACATGTTCAGTCCATCGATAAACATTACTTTACTCATTCTTCCCCCATAACTTTATAAGAATAAGAAGATTTGGGGTAATGCCACTCAACCATCTTGGTCTCGTTGAGAGCCCTAAATTTAGTTGGCAAGTCTTCTATCAGGTATCCTTCAAATTTGATACCGTTGTGTTTAATTAATATTTTCTTCATAATGTCCTCTGTATTATAAGTATAATATAACCTGCCGTATCTCATTTGTCAAATAAATAAATAAAAAAACCCCCTACGCTAAAAGCGTAAGGGGATAGCAGAACGGTCTGGGACCGACAGGCGCTGTTTTACTTTTCATCGTCGAGGGAAAAGTTTTTCCCCTCTGAATCGAACTTCTTAATAATCTCTTCGTCCATAATTTCAAAAACTAATGTTCTGAACTTTTTGTCCTTGAGTTTTTCGGTCCAACCTGATGACCTGAACTTATGCTCCTTACCCTTTGCATCGGTAAGGTAGTACCAGCCTCCACTTACCCGGTAGCGATCGCTTCCAGACAGGCGTATAGCCTCTAGCCAAGACTCTTCATCTTGAATACCTACCCTACCGCCCCAAAGAATTTTGAAGCCACAAGTTCGCCCTTCGGTTCCAAATCTAGATTTTTCAATCTTGACCTTTACCTCAGAGCCAATCCTCAGACCAGAATTATCAGTAACATAAGCGGCTTTCGCCTTGCGCTTCGTCAGCCAAATGCGCATAGAAGTGAAGTATCCAATCGCTTTTCCACCGGGGGCGATGTATGGCGTTGTCATTGCTTCTGCTACATTTCTGGTAATGTTGGTCTTTAACTGATTAATCAAAAGTAATGTACACTGTTGATTAGCCAGCGGGATTGTGAGTTTTGGAAAAGCCTTAGCAAAAATGCGAGGCTTAACCGCCATTGTCGATTGTGGATTGAAATCGGACTCGATCTCTTTCTCTGATGAGGTGGCTGCGATACTGTCCCAGATAAACAAGAACTGATTGTCTGGAAACTCTCCCATCGTATCTTCAATGGTCTCCAAAGTCTTTTCAACCGACACTGCCTGAACATACAAAAAATTATTATCTGTATCTACTCCAGCATCAACCAAAAACTTTGGATCGATGGCACTTTCAGCGTCAAAATAGACGACAAACATTCCCATCTTTTGAGCATTAGCGGCTATTTGCACAGCCATAAAAGATTTTCCAGCAGAGCTCAAACCTGCTATCTCGGTAATCTTTCCAACGGGAATCCCACCGTACTTTCCTCTAACTGTAATAGAGTCAAGCCAGCGGGAGCCAGTTGGGATCCATTGTTTTACTTCGGTGGGGTTGTCTTCCCGAAGATCATGTGCTATGTCAAGTCCGACCTTTTTGTTGACAAACTTTTTCATTGCACCAATATCTATTTTACCCGGTTTCTTCTGCATCTGTATTAGTTTCCCCAAGTTGCTCTCCTTCTTCTTGTGTTTTCTCGACCTTTGTAATGTCGACGATATGAATTTTAAAATTTAAATTCTTGCCGGCAAGAGGATGATTAAAATCTAAAATTACCTTTATATCATCTGCTTGATCAATGACAGCCGGATGTACTTGGCCATCTTGTGTTGGTACATTGATCATTGATCCAACTACTATTTCAAAATCATCTGGGAATTCAGTTCTTGGAAATATTTGAAACATATTTGCACGAGGCTGGCCGTATGCCTGATCTGGTGTTAGGGAAAAGTTATTCTTGTCTCCCTTTTTCAGTCCCATAATGTTGTTCTCAAAACCTGGGATCATTTGACCAGAACCAACTACGAAAGTAAGCGGTTCATCGCGATTGTAAGAACTATCAAATTCTGTACCATCATCAAGCGTACCTGTATAATGTAGGCTTACTTGTTTTCCTTCTTCAATTACTCTAAAATTATAAGTCATTTCTTTCTCCTTGTTAATTAAGATGCCGCAATTTTCAAGGGCTTGCGGCCAACCCTTTTCAGCACAGGAGGACTATGGCTTATTCATCATTCATGAAATTCTTAAAAGCCTGGTCAACATCCGAGGATCCTTTACTGTACTTTGCAGTTTCAGTCGATCTACTTTCGGAGGACGTGTCGGTAGACAGAAAGTTATCAAGCAAAGCCTGAATTTCTTCTGTTGATTTGCGTTCAAACAAACCACCAATATCAGGTACAGAGTCGAGAAGTGCTTCGCAATCGCTTACAGCATCATCACAAAGGACACTCGGACGCCGACGGGGCTTTAAGGTGGTCTTGGGAAACGAGCCTGGAGTACCGGGGATGTCGTAGTTCAGAACAATATCAGTTCCTGTTTCCGCATCTGTGATATCTCCATAGTCAGGATCGAGGACATAACCCAAGAGACCTTCGTATGCTTGCTTTCCATAAGACCAGACTTTTACACCCTCAGCTTCGTTACCACGAACAATGATTGGAGAGTAATAACGCTTACGAACGAACAATTTCTTTGCTTCATTCTTAAGTGTAACGTCATCGCCCTCGACTCCTTCACGCCACAGTTTGGACGCAAATTCGCATATTGGACATTCCTCTCCATGATTCTTCTTCGGGCAAAGAATCCCAGGGTTTTTACCTACATTGTAGTGGAAGTGAAACTCCTTGAAAGGGTCTCCATCCGCTGTAGGAAGGATACGAATGGTTTGATCGCCCTGTGATGGGCGCCACTTCGTATTGTTACTATCTTTTCTGCCAGTTTTAGATGCGTTAAGTTTGGCTCGCATCGCTTCGATATTAATAGCCATGGTTAGTTCTCCTAGTAGTTGCTATTTTAAGGTCAGCAGGGTTTCAACCTTACTGCCAAGTGTTTGTTATGTATATAATATAACATAGTTTTGCTTCCTTGTCAAGAAAAAAGTGAAAGTTTTTTTCAGGAGAAAAACAGACAAAAAACCCAAGGGACTACCCTCGAATTGTTACAATGCGGCGGGTCATGGACACATTGCCTATCATTGTATTATAATTAAAGGTTCGATATGCACCTTTGTCTACATCGTATACGGTTGAAAAGCCTGCCTGCAAGGTTCTGGAACGAGTATAAAGACTCGTAATAGATGACGGTAGGTCTTCCTCACGAACAAAGTTCATGGTGCGTTGTTCTCCACGCTTAGTGGTGAAGGTTCCAGTGTAA